AGTACAGCAGCACGGGCTTACCGGCTGCGCGCGTCATGTTGTTGATGTTGGGGACGACCACGCGGGCAAGCGTCTTACCATCCACAACGAGGTTCACATTGATGGGCTCGCGGCTGCCCTGTGCCATCGCCTCCATAACGGCCTGCTTGATGGTCGAAAGCGGCGCTTCGACGTTCGTTCCGCTCTTCTGGTCGCCCAGCACGGCAAGAAACTTTCGGTTCGGCGGGATGACCGCACCGCTCGCAAGCGCTGGGATATCGTTGTACACAGGCGCATTGCCGTCTAAGCTCTGCGCCGCCACGCGACGGCTGCGCGCCGGTGCCTTTTTTGATACGCGCGTACCGGTAAAACCGGACGTTGCTTTTCTGACTTTGGAATCGTCCACACTATCGACGAAAAATTTCAGCGCAAGGCCGATCGCCGCCGAGATGATGAACGCCGTACCGGCGCTGACGATGCCCAGCGCTGCAAGGCCAACGCCAAGAACACCGGCCAGCAGTCCAAGAAGTACGCTACGCCCGATGCTGACAAGCCGCTGCGTGCCCTTCTTCGGGTCTTTGCGGACGCTGTAAATGCTCAGTCCGAGAATCAGGCCTAATCCCATGCCGACGACTGTACCGACGCCCGGCGTCACGATAGAGCCGATGACTGCACCAAGCAGCGCGCACAGCACGACGATCAACTCGGAAAGAAGCTGCGATTTGCCGCCGTGTTCCTCGTCCCCCTCTGCAAAGCCGGTGAGATAGAGGCCGAGGATCGCGCCCAGGCTGAAACCGGCCACGCCGCCGGTGATGCCAAGAAACACGCTGCCAAGCAGCGCACCGAGCAAAGCCGTGATGACCACGATCCACGCATCCTCTGCGACCATCTCGGTTTTCCATGTTTCGGGGTCAAGGCCCACAAGGTACAGCCCCAGCAGCACGCCGAGGGATAAACCGATGACGCCGCCCGTGATGCCGCCGAACGCCGCGCCGAGTGTTGCACCGAGCAGCGCCGTTAAAACGGCCAGCCATGTTGCCTTGCTCTTGGGGATAACTTTCTTGTCAAAGCTCCATTTTAGGTCATCCACGACGATCTCAAGCCCCGCGCGGATGGTCTTAAAGATATCGTTGATCTTCTGGAACACCTTGTCGAGCTTTTCCATTATGGGCCCTTCGTCAAAATCAAAGTCCGGCGCAATGGCGGATGCTCCGCCGCCAACGCCGCCAACGGACGTTGTCGTGCTGAGTTTGTTGATCTCATCGAACGCCGCGAGCGCGTCTGTCGCTTCCTTTGCCGCCTTGCCGGTCGCGTCAATGGCGGCGGCCTCTTTGTAGAGGTTTTTGCCCGATGCCTCCATGCTCTTCTTTGACTTACCGCTCAGAATCGAAATGATCGTCACGATCTCCGACACAATGGCCGCAAGCAGATTCATTAGCCACGTCAGCGCCGGAATGAGTACGTCCATCAAAGGCGCGGCCAGCGTCAGCAGCGCACCTTTGAGGCGGGCAAAAGCGTCGGATGCCTCTGCGCTGGTCGCAATAGCCGCCTTGATCTGCTTGCGTAGCGCCATGAGCGCCGCCGTGATGACTGAGAATACAAGCATAGAGCGCGCTAAACTCTTGACCTGATCTCTGAAACGCGCGGCATACTGGCCCGCTTTGGCAAGCGTGGAATTCTCCGCCTCGCGCTCCTTGCGCTCTTGCTCCACGTTGGCAATCATCTCACCGGCAGCGACCTTTGCTTTGTCGAGCTTTACCGTCATGCTGTCGATGTTGGCGGTCGTCTCTTCGTAAGCAGCCGAAAGCGTTTTGACCTCCTTCGTCTGCGTGTGCAAAAGCGCTTCCTGCTGTTTGAGCTCCGCCTCCGCAGCGGCGCGGCGGTCGAGCACTTGCGTCTGATACTCGTTCTGTGTAAAGCCCTGTTTTTGGATCCATTCGCGGTCGTTCAGCCGTTCGACTTCCTTTCGCAGCATCTTCACGCGTTCCTCAGTAGCTTTCGCTGCCTGAGATGCGGCGTCAAGCTGCTTTTCAAGGTTCATCTTATTGCCCGTTTCCTTTTCAAGCTTGCTGTTCAGTTCGGATATCTCGTCACGCAACTTGCTCAGTTTCTTTTGTGCTTTGGTCGAATCCAAATCACAAGAGAAAATCACACTGCCGTCAGCATTCGCCATTTAATCACTCCTTCCCCAATTTCAACCAAGTCGAAATGGTGGTCTCTTCTTCCTGGCTGAGCTTATTTTTTATGTTCACGAGGTCGCTGTTGCGGCGGTACCATTCGCGTTCGTCCTTTTCGAGCGTCTTTCCTCGTGCTTTTTTGTCTCTGATGCGCACGACCTGAGCAAAGGTGCAGTCCCCGAGATCGTTATACGCACCGAGGAACGTCCACCAATGGACGCCCCCGGTGTTGGTCTCCGCATCATAAGGGATTCCGCGGATATCTTGTCCGAATACTCGGTTGATGGGAGGGAGAATCAAAGGATAATCCTGCTCCCAATCGACCAACTTCGGCGATTTCTTCTTATCCTGCTCTTTGCCGCCGTTCTGGAACCATGTAAAACGGTCTACAGCTTCCTGCAAATGCTGCGGCGGGATATCCTCAGGCGAGACATAGAACATCTGCAAGATGCCCTCTGCGCGGTCAGTGCCGCTCAAATCAGGATCACTCAGCATTACGAAGATATCGAGAATTACGCGAAAATCTGTGCGTATCTCATAACTCACTCCGCCGATCTCGACGGAGGCAGGCAAGCCCCAATTCATCGGCGATACTTTGCCGTGTACTTCTGAATGCGCGGATTCGTGGCTTTCTGCTCACGAGTAAAGGCGCTGTCTGTCTCATCCATCAGCGCAAGCAAGAAATTTACCCATACGTTCAGGCCGTCTGCCAGCGCATAAAGGTTCATGCTGCCAAAGATGCTGTCACACACCGGCTCTTCAAAAAGACCGTCAATGATCTCGCGCATCTCCTTGTCGCGGCGGTCGGCAATGTTGAAAATCTCAACGCGGTCACCGCACTTCTGCACCTCATCTGCGTATTTCTCCTGTTTCTTGTCCAGCGTATCAAATGCGTTGTAAAGACGCTGGATAAACGTGCCGTCAGTCGGGTTGAATCGAATGATCACATCACCCTTAATGCCGCGCACGGTGTATTCCTGCACACCGTTCGCAAAACTAAGTTCCATATTTATCTCTCCTTAAATTTGTTTTCAGGAAGCTTTGTATCAGAATGTTGATCTCTGCCGCTTATCGAAAATCAGAAGTTCTCCACGGCCTCGCCCGCGAGATCGTCCCATTTTTCGCTCATGCTGACAATTACACCGGGCGATTTGCGCCGGTAGCCGTCCCCGTCGCCGCAACTGTCAGAAATTGCCGAAATGCTGTCCCATGCCCGCATGACCGCGCCCTCCCCGCTCTGGCAGTCAAGAGCGATAGCGTTAAGGGCTGCGGCCTCTCGGCGGCTGTCCGTAGTCTTTGCGGCTTCGGCTGCGTAGTGACCAACTAACTTTAACATGGTGTGGTTGCTGTCGAATCTCTCCATGAACGCGGAGTAATCAGCCGGGGAAAGAACGCCGGTTTTCATCAGCTCAAGGGCGTTATTGTCGATTTCGTCAGGGTTTGCAATATTGGCGGCGCGCACTGCCTGTTCCAGCTCGGCGCGGATCGTGCGGCGCGTGGCCTTGAAGTTGTCCCAAACGCGGGCGCTCACCTCGTCAAAGGTGGCTTCTGCGTCATGCAGCTTTAGCGCTGCGCGGGTTGTTCTAATCTGCTTTTCCTCGGCGCTGTCTCCGGGCTTCCATGCGTTAGCGTCACGGCTGGCCTGCTGCGCCTCTTGGAGTGCGCGGAAAGCGGTGTTGTATTCGCTGCGGGCTTCTTTGAAAGCTGTATCGAGCTTTCGGGCATAAATGTTAAATTCGCTCATGGTGTAAATTATCCTTTCTTTTTCATGCGCTGCCGCGCTGTTTTTTCTTAAAGGTCGATAATGATAACGCTTTCGCAGTCTGATAAATAATCTCGTGCTGCCTGTTCCGTCTGAAACACCTTTGCAGGGCTTTGCGGCGCTCTGCAAGCCTCCCACGCGCCATTTTCAAGCAGGGTCATAATTGCTACGCCCGTTTTCTTCTGCGCTGCAATCGCCTGTAAAGCGGCGATTCGGGATTTAATGCTGTTCATGCATTCGCCCCATTTCGTATTTAATAAGGCCGTCAAGATCGGAAAGGCGGTTGCCGGAAAGTACGCGGAGAAATTCGCCGTTGTCAGCGGTCATTTCTTCAAGGTTTCCCATTCGTTCTTCGCCGGTGGGGGTGCAGTACTCAAATACAAGCTGCCGCCCGCTGCGTCGCTCCATAAAGGCGCGGATATGGTCAAGGCGTGTTCCTATTTGCATAAATCGTCACTCTCCAATTCCGGCAGTTCCAACTTACCTTGCTCGATTGCTTCATCAATCATCTGATAGAGCGACAGGCTTAACGGGTCAACGCCCTCGACAGGATGGGGATACAGCACAATGCGTTTGCCGTCCGGCGTCACCGCGCCATACTTACGCAAATACGTAAACGCATCTTCTGCCGTACGGAACTCACCGCCGCCCTCGACGATGAAGACCGTCTCATCGGCTGACAGCGACCTGAGGTATTCCCGCAACGCCGCAAGGCGGATATCAAAATTTTTCTTCATTGCTGTTCCTGCTCCCTTCGCCATGCTTCAAGCTCGTCAAGCTGCTGCATGATGTCTGTGATCTCCGTGTATTTCACCGTCTGACGTAAAATCTCTGCCGCGGCACTCACGCGGGTCTGTGCGGGCGCGTCTGCATCCTGCATGATCGTTGCCAGCGTATCCGCCGCGGCGTGCGCCCGCTCTTGCAGCACATTCCGCGCTGCTTCGGTTCGCTCGCGCCGTGCCTCGTTATACTTCTGCATAAACTCAGGGTCGCGTTTTCGGCGATAGATCGTCTGCTCGTTGATCTCGAGCTTTGCCGCCGCGCTCCGCACCGTCGCGGAGATCAGCAGCGCTTCAATAATGGTCTCATCTCTGATTTTCTTTGACAAAGTTTGAAAAGCCCCCTTTCCGGCTTTGTTTTTTCTGACGTTGCATCGTTCTTTCAACGGTAAAATTCCACTAACGGCTTTCAAATGCGCGGATGCCGCAGGGCTCGCAGCGCTTCCCGCCGCGCCCTTGCATCAGGCTTTTGACCAAGCCAAAACTCACTGATGATCGCGTCGCGCTGCGCATCCGTTAGTTGTGCAAGCGCCGCTTGTACGGCCTGTTGAAAATCCCGTTGTTCGACGTCCTCAAAGGCCTCTTCTGCTGCTTCATCTGAGATTGTGTCACCAAGCGTCAGGTCGCTGTCCTCGTCGCCTATCGGCTCGTCCATCGACCGGCAAACAGTGTTGATGGGGTCACATCGCGTCCGCTGTGTTCGCTGCCCGCAGGCTTCTGTGAACTCCGCCTTGAGCTTAATGCCGTACAGCGTAAGAAATTCACCCTTGTTCACATCCCATGTCGGCAGCGTGTCCATGAGGGAGATAAAGGCCACTTGCAGAAGGTCGCTTTCCTCGACACCTGCGCGACCTTCCATTGCCCGTACCCACCTCAAGGTCTGCTGCCATGCAAAGCGTTCAACCGCCGCCCAAAGGCTTAGAATGTCCGCCTTGCCAGCCTGTACCGCTTCTGCAATTTCGCTTGTTCGCTTATTCTGTGTGGCAAGTGGTTTCGCTTGCATATCCGCTCCTCCTGTGGTAAAATCAGAATTGATAAATCGGATCCACCACAAGAGCCGCTCTCCCCGTTTGGGGAGGGCTTTTTTCATACGTGCACGAGAACCGCGCCGCTATCGCTCACGTCCTCGATGGGGCCGCCATTGATTGCGGCCATCGCGTGGACTTCGCGGTCGCCATTACTCAGCTCGACGAGCGCGAGGCAGGCGACAGGGTACGTCTTGCCGTCCTCGAATGCGTAAAGCATATTTGCAGGGGCAGGGATAATCTGGATGATCTTGTTTTCGTTCATGGTTCTTGTCCTTTCTCAGTATTAAAGTCTGAAATGATTGTTTAGCGCCCGTTCGAATTTATCACGGTCATCGACGGGCAGGTGCGGGATAAGCAGGTGTTGCAGTTCATCACGCTGACGGTAGCGGTCACGCTCACAGCGCGCGGGCTTGGTTGATTTTAGAATGCTGTACGCTTCCAAGATAGTCATAAATCCTCCGCCATAAAATTTGAATTTTGACCATCTTTTCTTTCTTCTCTCCTCCGATATTCATGTGCCACCCTCCAAAAATCCGCCCCGGCGTTTTTTCTCTGGCTCGCGGTACGGCTCCGAAAGCTCGGTGAATTTTTGATGTGCGCCGTCAAAGGTCATCTGCACAACACCCTGCCGCCCGCGGCGGTTTTTGGCAACAGAAACCCCGATTGTACCAGAATCGTCAATGCGCCAGAGAAACAGCACCTTCGAGCCGTTTTGCTCCAACTCCCCCGAATCCCTCAGGGAAAGCAGCGTCGGGCGATCTGTATCGTTGACACCTCGATTGAGCTGTGCTGCTGCGACGATGGGGATTTGCAGCTCGGAAGCAAGGTTTTTTAAGTCGCGGCTGATCTGTCCGAGCTCAAGATTTCGACTGTCTGCACGGCGGTCGGCCTGCATCAGGCCGAGATAGTCGATGACGATCAAGTGCAGATTTTGAATGGTCGCCGCCGCACCTCGAATTTTGCTCACTGTCACGGCTGGCTTGTCCCAAAAATGAAGCGGCAAACGTTCCAGCCGATTCGACACGGCTGCAATATCCGTCCACGTCTCATCGTTCAGGTCGCGGTCGATCAGGTTATCCATTGTCGCCATACTGCGGCGCGCAAGTAAGCGCTCGGTCAGTTCAGACGCGCTCATTTCCAGCGAAACGAAAAGCGTTTCGTTCCCGGCTCTGGCTGCGCTTTCTGCGATATCAAGCAAGAACGCAGATTTGCCGACACCCGGACGAGCACCGACGATGATGAGTTGTCCGCCCTCGAAACCCTTCAAGACGCTATCCAGCTTTGGGAACCCCGTATCGATACGGGACTGCTCCGGTGCTGAAAGGCTCCGCAAGGTCTCTGTAAGAGCCTGCGAGACACTTTTCAGCCGTCCGCCCGCATTGTCAAGGAGATGTGCCTTACAGAGTTCGGCAATCGCTGTCGCCGGATTCTCTTCATCGAGCGCCGCAAGCACACCATCGCGCAACCGCTTTTCCGCTGCGTGTTTATGTAGCAGGCGGGCATATTCCTCCGCGTTTGCGAGTGTTGGCGTTAGGTCGATACAATCGGCAAGAAACTGCCGGGGATCGTCCACAAGACCACGGAGACCATCGGCGGCAATGTTTACATCAAACGCCTTGCCGCGTGATACTGCGCTATCGGCAGCGTCAAAGACCATAGCGCAGGCGGAAATAGAGAAGTCCTCGACGCTCACGATCTGCCGAAGTTGTAAGACACGTTTTGGTTCAAGACAGACCGTTGCGGCCAGCGAGTATTCAAGAGCCGAGGTATCCTGCATCACGTTTCGCCTCCCATCTTCGCCAAGAGTTGAGTAAACTGCTTCCGAAACTTGCCTCCCGACAAGATGTTGCTCTGCCAGAATGAGTCGGACTGCGAAAACTGCAAAACCGCATTAATGTCCTCCCAGCTATGCTTGTCCAGCCTGTGGCACTTGTCAAAGTCCGCCGCCCAGCTTTGCAAGGTCGCTTCTGAATGCGCTGTGCAATTCGGCAAGCGTTCTTCGATCTGATCCGCGAGCCAGCGCGCAGCGCGGTACGGAAGTGAGTCGTGCTCAAAAACCTGCTTCGGTTTCTTCGTTCCGGCGGGAGGCGGAACGAGAGAATGATTTGAATTGAAATGTATTGAATTGGTATGATTCGTATACGCTTCGTTCAAAGGTATACGTTCGTATACGTCCGTATTCTCTCGAACACGATTCCATCTTGCTTCTATCGCCTTTTGGGCATTTTTGCAGCGATCTTGATATCTCTGTTTATCTGCGTCCAAAAGAGGTTGAACAAACCCCCATGTAATGGCCAGAGCAGGGCTATTAAAAGCCGGTTCTATCCCGTCTTCACCATAGCTGAAAATCGCATCCAAAAGCATCCCCTTTTCTTCAAGAGACAGGGCTTTTAGCCCCGGTCGCAAAGTGAAATAGAGCATCACTCCCGGTTGTTTCCCTCCGGCCATCTGTTTGTCTCCATTTGATCTTCAAGCCATTTTTCAAAAGCCTTTTCTGGAATCCTTACACAGTTACTAAG